TTGATGGTGAACAATAATAAGGAGTATTTGCAGACTCCATAAACTCTTTACCGTTCATCATGTTCTTCTTTTTGACCTGCTTTTCGATCTTACTATGAAACATATCTGCTTCTGCTATTGCATAACGGAATTCTGCATAGTTTGGATCTGTAGGCAATAAGTTNTCTGCCTTTTTAATCCTAGTCAATCCTGCCTTAGCCGCAGGCATTGTTTTATAGTATTGTCTGTGATCTGGACGAGCCACTCCGTTATAGTCTGGCTTTCCAATAATATAAGTTGAAGTCTTTTCGTAAATGTAAAACATATCTTGCCCTCTATTTGTTTCCTTATTGTCTATACAGTATACGATCTATAATAGAGTTTGTCAACCACTTTTGGAAGATTTTCTAGGCAAAATTATATTGAGGAACATCACCTTCAATAGCTCTTTTGAGTCTACTGTCAACGATCTTGGTATGTTTACACCTACCCCTAAAAGTAAAGCCTGGACAGTCACAAGTGAAGCCTTTGGCTTCTAATGTAATGTCATAGGTATCGGTACCTTTAGAGTTGGGCTCGTTCCATGTCAGACCTTCGAAGAAGCTCATATCACATTTGAATGATGGCTTCATATAAGATTGTTTGAACTTAGCCATCCCAATTCACCACTGGACCTCTCATCATATTTGAATAGATATTCTTCACTCTATAATTATATGTGGTTTCATTATGAGCTAGATTCAAAAGATGCTTTTCCCATATCGCTCTGTAGAGAGGATCAATATCAGGATTAGACTCGAGCAGAAACTTGATAGCTTCTGCTCTTTGATATTGCTTCTCCTCGGAGTACGGTCCCACGTTAGGCTCCAATGCCTAACTTGGTTAGCATGGAAGCCGTTACCTTCCATTGGACCTGTGTATTTGAATCACGTACGACCACAGTCTTTTGATTGACCTTTGTAACCTTACCGGATACAGTTTGACCACGTCTGCCGTTGAACGATACAATATCGCCTACAACGATTGAACGTGCAACCGTTTTCGCTAGGTGTGTTCTTTTGAGCTTGATTGCTTCAATGATCTGATCAACTTGATCTGCATCCATTTTGTAGATCAATTCACTTGCTTGAGTAACTAAATTTGACATATTATATTTCCCTCTGTTGCCTTATTGTTCTTACAGTATACGGCCGTTCTTGTTAAATGTCAACCTGTTTTGGTGGACCTTGTAAGGTTTCTAGTTTGTTCATGATGACGCTGACATCTTCTGGCATTAGGCCTGGGATAACATCATCACCCCAATCATCACCGTAGCTAGGATGAATCCCCGGCAATTGAACGAACATATCATCGTCAAATATTGCGACTTCATATTTGGTTGCTCCAGGGAGCAATACCACACTCAATTGATATTGGCCGAACTGTTCGGTTGCCTGAAAGTGGCCGTTACGGATCTCAACCATTTTTAAATCTTGAAATTTCATATTCTAGCTCCCTGTTACCAATTCTAATGTACCGTCGTCTTGCATATCAAAGTCTTCGATAAAGTAATGCCAGTCGCCGTTGTTCTCTTTGGCTTGTTGAAAGCAATCCTCTGCCGCGGCCCAAAGAGCACCTAAAGTACCGTCTTTGGCAACGGCATTGAAAGTCACCCAATCAACGTCATCAAAGGAATAGCCCATTCTGTCAATAATTTTATACTTGACTGTTCTAGGCTTGTCTGTGAAAATTTTGAAATCTAAGGACTTGATGCCTACGTCTAGATCAAATACAGTTTCATAACCTAACTCTTCTTTTAGGTTATCGTAATGATTGCGTTCTTGGATGAAAGTATCTTCTGACATATAGCCCTCCATGTCGTTGTTTCTAATTATGTTTATACTATAGCACCTGAATGCTATAGTGTCAACCTCTTTTGGAATTATTTTTTAACCATGCCTTCAATTAATTTCTGCTCTACCATGTCTGACCTAAGCTCATCTAGTTCAATAACGAGCTGTTCGGTTTGGACATGAAGGGAATCAATATAATTGAGCATAAGAGAATGTTCTTTTTCCATTTCCATCATCTTCCAAGCAATGATGCAGAGTGCCGCCGCTGATACCCAAATAGGTAGAGCGGAGACAAATCTACCAATCATCTTCATCCTGTGATCTCTTTTAGTAATTCCACTTCTACAAAATCAAAGATTGGAAAGCCGTTCTCGTCTTTTGTGCCGTTTGATACTAGCCAATCACGTCCATCGAATAGATAAAAATATTCACAAGAGCTACCATCAAAGGCATCTACGAAAGCGACAGCATCATCCATTATCTGCGGAGAGGTACCTGACCATTCTTCGCCTCGATCTCTATGATAAGCCAAGCACCATTCGTCAGTCAATGGTAGTTCAGGTTCGTCACCGTATTTGGCGTCAAAGTTATGCTTTTCACCAATCTCTGATCGTAGACAAGATAGGTCACCTAAATCAATTAGGTTCTTTACTTTATCTAAATCAGTATAACTATTGATTAGGATCTTACCATTGTGATCCACATATCCGTCCCAGTGACAATAAATTGCTTTGATCTTACCTTCTGGAGTTTTCATTGCGATTGCACTTCTAGTAGCCATTTTTTACCTCATTTGTTTAACTTATATTAAGACAATAGCACCTAATAGAACTATTGTCAACCTATTTTGGTTATATTGCTTGAACCTGGTAACCATATGCCCAGTGACCGTTATCTAAATCAAAGACGCATCTGTCTTTCTCGTCTGTGAAAATCTTATCAACATCGATACCATATTTCTCACCATTTTGACAAAGTTCGATACCTGTTATCTTAGCCATACCATGATTGCTGTCAACCTTAGTTCCTATTTCAATATATTTTCTCATTTAGCCCTCCTAGTTTTTAATTATATAAACAGTATACGATCATTCTTCAGTATTGTCAACCTTTATTGGATACTTAGGTCTTTTTATTTTGAGCTTATTTTTGATAAATTTCGGGCGGAAGGAACCGTTTGGATCCCTTACCGCCTTGGCCGCAAAGTTTCTTGCCTTTGGGGCCTGAGGTCGTCTATTCTTAGCCATATACCTGTTCCCTTGCGATTGATAACAAGGTTGGGTCAGCTTTGGTTAAGACATTCAATAACAATGCCTTTTCTGCCAAGTAGACGACGGCAAAATTTGGGTCAAACTCAACGATAGTCTTAGTGTTATCGATCAAGTCTGCAACCTTAATAGTCTGGGTACCTGCATCGGCCTTTGCCAACCTATCTCTATCTATTGCCTTTCTTGCCTTTCTGTTCGCACCGTTCTCAATGAATGGAACATCAGTCAACGCCTGGACGACATCATGTACTGCCTGTCCGAATTGGTCTTTAATTTGTTCTAAAGTGACATGAGTGTCTTCTACCACATCGTGCAAGAAAGCCGCCGCAATGTAGGTATCATCAGAGTACCTTGTTCCTAAAACAGTTTCAGCAACCGCAACCGGGTGGACTATATAATCTTCGCCGGTATGCTTTCTCTTTTGGCCAACTGCCATGTGAGCCGCCGTTGCAAAGACTCTGGCTTTATCAGTCATGAATGACATAATCTCTCCTCTGCTTTATATTCCATTTCTCAACAGTGAGTCCGTTCTCGTCTTCATCTGTAACCATATAGACTACAGTCTTTTTGACTTCGCCATAACGGTAAGGCCAACCTATTGTATCACCTACCCATATCAAGTGTGGATATTCTTGGTTGAACTCGTGAGTGTTCACTGAGAACTCAAAGGTGTTACCTACAGATTTCTCTACGAAAGAACCTATTGGGTTTTCAGTGTGAGTATAATAAGCCATTGAGCCCTCCTAATTTCTAATTACTTTTATAATATACAATCAAGTGAAGTAGAAGTCAACCTGTTTTGGCATTTTTTAATTCAGATATTTCTCGTTTGAGTCTGTAGATATCTTCTTTGGTTCCTTGCTGACGCTGAAACTTTACGTTTTTGGTTTGCATATCTTTTAGGGTTGCAAGCCTTTCGTTCAATACCTCATTTAAGGCTTCAATTTTAGGATTAGAGATTGTCATTATATTTTAAGATCTCATCGCCTTTTGTTTTTATGTAACCACCTGCAATAAGCTGATCGATGGTGCTCTCGGTTGCTTTATAGATTCCTCTATGATAACCAACCCATATTCCGAATAAGGTTCCTATGATATAGGCACCAAGTAACCATAGCTCAATCATCGGCGAACTCAGCAGTATCAATATCCCATATCTGTTTGAATGGAACAATGAACTCTTTCCCGCTCTTTTCGTCCTTCAACTGAACGTGTTCGCTGGTAGTATCTCTAACTTGGATTACACCAATGCCTTCATACATTCCGGGACCTGCCAACGGAGTATCACTTAACCCCGGAGGTCTACCATAGGTATCTAGCATTGTCTCTACCTTAAATTTACAGGCGTAAGGTTTGCCAACTTCGATATCTAAGATATCAATCATTTCGTTGCCTCCTGAATTACCGTTGCTCCCTTATTTACTCCTTCTTTGACCATGTCAGTCATCCCGTCGACATCGCCTGGATTCATATATAGGTAAGCACCGCAGGCTCCTATAATCATAAACATTATTGCCTTTATCATTAAAATCCTCCTTCTTTTTCTAACATTACATAACCAATCTTAGACATGATGCCTTCACCTAAATTAGGGTAACGATTCATCAAACTATCAACGAAACTATTCAATTGGTCTTCATTCATACGAGCTAAATTTTCAGCAGTTTCATTTGAATCGCTCACTGTAAAATGTGGCATCATAGGAATAGACTTGGTCTTAGACCGTTGTACGGGCTTCTTAGACGCCTTCTTAGCAGTCTTTTGTAGGAAGTAGGGCTTGTTCCAACGTCCTACGTTGATATCTGTATAATGTGAACGACTAAAATAATCTGATTGAATATCATCTTCACAGAAATAGTTAGGACCTTTCATTGCGGCCAACAGTTCTGTTAGGAAGGCTTTGGCTTTGCCTTGGTAGTGATCGTCAATCCAGTAAGTATTGACTTGGATGTAACCATCACCGTGGGTATAATCTTTGAAGTCAATTGCTCCGCTTTGGAGTGTCACTACTAATGAAGAATGATGACGGATTGAAATAGAACCTTTCATGCCGTACTTGGAAAGCACCTTCTTAATCTGTGGTGCTAATTTTGCCTTATCTGCCTGTGATACATATGCCATTTAATTTTCCCTCTTTGCCTAATTTGTTGCCTTATTGTTCTTACAGTATACGGTCACTTCTTGGCTTTGTCAACCTTTTTTGGAGCACCGGCCTTCTTTTTCTTACCCCAAGTATAACCAACATCATCTGGATCAGACCTTGCCATCGGCGGACATATAGTTACCTTATTTCCTTTTGCAATCCATTCTTCCATTGCCTTTTTGTCTTCACTCGTTACTTCGTCTCTCATTACATCTCCATCTCTAGTTGGTTATACTTTTGGTAATTGTGGACTTGCCGGTTCTTCATCAAACAGGTAAGGTAGATTTCTCAAATCAAAAAGCTCATAGAAATCATCTTCTTTTTCTTTGAACTCAGCCCATAATTCACCTGGCGACATATTATGGTATCCTCTAAATCCTCTACCTAATATTTCGCCTATATATGAATAGTCTTTATATTGGGCATTGACAACCATATCATGGCAGTCCATCTGTGTCAGCCTTTCAGCCAAAACAAAACTGGAAAGCTCATAACCTCGGCTGTCTGTGCCTACAATTATTTCTTGTTCGTTGACGAATCCATCGTCTATTGCTGTCAATTGGGTCATTAAGAATACTCCTCTTCTTCTTCATTTACTTCTTCAATATGATCTTCACATGATTGGCAGTGGCTACCCCAACTACCGTCTGCAATATCATCGCACTCTTCACAATAATGTTCATCTTCGTCTGAGTGATCAAACATTGATTCCTTGTTAGGGGCAATCTCTACAGTAGGATTGTCTAGTATATAACGTATGGTTTGATCTATGGCAGATTCAATTGCCACTTGCAATGAGTCTCCATTATAGTTGCCGTTATAGATACGACCCATTGTCATTGGGTGGATTGCTTCATGCGTCTTGCTATCGATAGCACTCCGAGCCCATAAAAAGTTGACTGCTCCGGATGAGTTATTTCCCATTCCGTTGTTATAAAGTTCATGTCCAAGTCTGCTGACACTTCTAATCATTTCGCCTGCGACTGTTTCTGCATCTCCGACAGCAGGCATAAGTCCTACAAGGCGATTATATTCTGCTTGATATTTGCCATTCTGTGACCAGTAAGTATTTTCCATTGGTAGCCCTCTATTTGTTTCCTTATTGTCTATACAGTATACGATCAATCGCAAAGAATGTCAACCACTTTTGGTAATTTTATTTAATTTTTATTTTGGTATTTTGGAAAGAGATCCTAGTTACCGTGACGCCCTAATTTGGCTTGATCGTTTGGTCCAGCAGGAGCATTTTTCAAAAAGATCCAACTTTCTCCGCATCTGAAACACGGATCATAAGATTTATATCCATATCTATTAGGATTCTGATCTCCAACCCATTCAGGTATTGAACTCATTGAGCTTGAACAGGCATTAAGACACATTACTGCAATAACTAGGATTAAATATTTCATATTAGGTTAACCTATACTAATCATAAATGGTTCACCTGTAATAATAACAGAAACGGTGTTAATAATAAGTGCCGCTCCTAATAAACTCAAATAAGTTGTCATAATCTTTCTCCGTTAAGTTTCTAACTATTTCTACATTATAATATGTCTTTTGTTAGATGTCAAGAGGTTTTGGTAAGATAAATATTTACGGCAGACAGTAAATTGTTTAGCATCTTAAGTCCAATATAGGAGAACTCCAATGACATTAAAGAATCTTAGCCTTAACTTAGAGTTAGGTCAAACCATCCTCGTGGGTCAGAACAATCAACCTGCACAGATAACGAAGATTGAATTTCACGAAAAGTCAGGAACAGTCTCCTTAAATACGACCAAAGGTCCTCGTGAGGCATTAACATTTCGACTCTGTGACGATAGGGCTAACCACAACAGCGGGGCCTATAGTAATCCGGCTGATCGGTATCGTTGATAAATACTTTTATGAAAGTAGAAGATCTATTAGAAACAGAAGCAGACATTGAAGAATGGAAAGCAACGAGTAAACTTTGCAAGTCTTCTAAGTCCAATTCAGCAATTGGGGCAAGTGCCCTAGCTTCATGTAAGTCGCAAGGCTATCGTTCCAGAGAAGGTAAGAAATCTCATAAGCTCGGAAAGAAACGAGTAAAAATGGGAGGAGCAAAGATCAAAGGAAAGAAATACGGTGGACCAATCCCCGACTGGAGTTGAGCATGAACTACACTGGAATGCTTCTAGTAGCCCACCCTAAACTTAATTCTTCTTTCTTTAAAAATAGTGTCATTTATGTTTGCGAAGATACTTCAAACGGAAGTCAAGGTATTATACTTAATAAGTCTAGTCAGTTTCCTGTAAGTAAGGTATTCCAATCCAACGGATTTGAATTTGACACTACCGAGACTATCTACAAAGGTGGACCTGTTCATGAACGTGCAGTATCTATGCTCCATACCGCAGAGTGGTATAGTTCTAATACAACCCCAGCAGGCAATTATAATGTTACAAGCGATGACTTTATGATTGAAAAAATGTCAACAGGTAATGTGCCAGCGGCTTGGAGAATGGCAAGTGGCATCTGTGGATGGGCCCCTGGGCAATTAAATGCAGAAGTAAATGGACATTCTCCTTATAAACCAAACAAAGGATGGTTGACATTAAAGCCTACTGATGCTATAATGTTTGAGTATGATGGGGAAGAACAATGGCACAAAGCATTACAGCTTAGTTCATCTCAAATGATAAACCAGTTTTTTAACTAACAAAGGAAAAGTTTATGCTATCAAAAATTAGTTCAACAATGCTTACCGGGATGGTGATAGGTATGTTATCAACACCTATAGTCGCACAAGAAACAACTACATCTCCTACAAGTAGACAACTTATGTCTACTATCCAATGCGATGCAGATAAGCAAAAAGTTTTTGATATAGTTATGAAGAAGCATGGAGAAGAAATACTTGGGTCTGGAGATTTGCTTTTGAGAGAAGCAACAAAAGGAATGTTTCATAGGGCTGAGATGTTATTGACTTTGAATATCGAATCCGGAAGTTGGAGTATTATTGGAGTCTTTCCGGACGGTACAGGTTGCTTAGTAACTAGCGGAACAAAGTTTAAACCATACACAGCTCCAAAAGAAAAACTTTAATAAATAGATTTAAACAGTAATAGAAGAGGACTGAATATTGGGTCAGGTGCTACTACTTAATGCAGATGCTCAACCTGTATCATATTTGCCATTGAGTGCAATTCAATGGAAAGAAGCAATTACATACCTTTGGTTAGAGAAAGTAACAGTCCTTGATTGGTATGATGATTGGATTGTACGCAGTTCAAGTTGGGAAACTAAAGTACCGGCAGTAATGATGCTAAAACAAATGCAACGTCGGCGGCAGAAGCCTAGATTCTCTAAGAACAATCTTTATGTGCGAGACTTGTACACTTGTCAGTATTGTAATACTCCTTACACAAAAAATAACTTAACTCTAGATCATGTTGTTCCGTTATCGCTAGGCGGCAAAACCCAATGGAATAACATTGTAGCCGCATGTGGTCCGTGTAATACTACTAAAGGTAACAAGACACACATGAAGCCAATTAAATCTCCATACGCTCCTGATTATTATGAGCTAGTGAATAAACGTAAGCAATTAGATATGCAAATTGCACATCCTAGTTGGAGTGCTTATCTGTAACAGCGGGGCCTAAGCAGGATTGAATACTTCAACCTGTTTCCATTGTTTAGGTTGTTTCATCTTAACACTTGGAACTACCCTTAACAAGTCTGGAATGTACCCAGAGTTTTCAATAAGGTTATATTGGCCCTGTGAGTATACACTAATTGTATTTGGTGTAGCCTTTGTTATATAGCATACATTTTCTATTAAGGTTTGTGTTGTATAAGTTTTAATAGATACTACGTTTTCTCTATATCTGTCACCATCCCTACGAAAGTCAACCTTATACTTATCTCCGTGTAACCAATAATAGTTATATCGATCAAGTAGTGTTATGCTTTCTGCAGACTTGTGATAAACTACATCATCAAATCCTTGCTGGTTTAAATAATCTTTTGTACGTTGACCAACACACAGAACAGTAACATCTCTCTTACATACAAATCTGTAATGCTCAAATGATCTTCGATGTGTTACTATTAATACTGAGGGTGATTGTATTGACATTGCAGGCTGTTCTTTAACCTGCAATGTCTTTTCTAATGGTATCCAGAAGAAGTTATCATCTACTACTGGAGGTTGGACTATTTGAGTACTGACTTGGCACATTTGAAGTCTCCTTTAGAGTATTTACTTAAACCATCCGATTTTCTTGCCTTCGTCTGATCTACGTTCCCATTCTATAGTGCTTCCTGGATAACGCCAAGCCCATATAGCAACTAATGCCATAAAGCCTCCGCTCCACATAACAGCTTTAATATTCTCAGATGTAAACCAAAGGAATGCTAACGAGGATGACATTACAATAATCATCGCATACTTGCCTTTGGTAGGGAATACTCTTTTCTGTACCCAATTAGTTAGGAACGGTCCAAAGTATTTGTGATTGTATATCCAGTCATGCATACGTTTACTGCTCTTTGCAAAACAGTAGGCCGCAAACACTAAGAAGATTGAAAATGGAATGCCAGGAACAACAACTCCAATATATGCCATGCCTAGACTTAGAAATCCTAGGCTGAGCCATATGTACTTTTTTATTTTTTGCATAAATTAACTCCGTTTAAACACAACCTTCTTTGACTCTTTTGAATACTTTTCGTAAAGAGTCAACTAGATCGTGCATCATCGCATCTGAATGTAGCGGAGTAGGCGCGATGCGTAAACGCTCTTGTCCGACTGCAACCGTAGGGTAATTAATAGGCTGTATATAGATATTATAATCTTCTAACAGCATGTCACTCATACGTTTGCAAAGTTTTGCATCGCGAACCATAACTGGAACGATATGCGTACAGCTATCCTTATGAACTTCTATGTTAACTTCAGCCAACATAGCTTTAAGTTTAGCCGCACGTTCTTGATGTTGTACTCGTAATTCATTATGATCTTTTAGATATTTTATAGAGGCTAAGGCACCAGCACAAATAACCGGGCTCGTACTAGTTGTGAATATAAATCCACTTGCTATGCTTCGAATTGCATCTATGACCAATTCGTCGCCGGAAACATAACCGCCTTGTACTCCATATGCCTTGCCTAAAGTACCATTGATTACGTCAATACGTTTCTCCCCAATCTTCTCGCAGTATCCTGCGCCAGTTTCCCCGTACATACCAACTGCATGCACTTCGTCAATATAGGTTATCGCCTTGTACTTTTCAGCAAGGTCGCAGACTTGAGAAATAGGAGATACATCGCCTTCCATGCTATACACAGATTCGAAAACAATACAAGGTATCATTTTTCTGTCAGCGGCTTCTACTAGTTTCTCCTCAAGGTCCATCATATCATTGTGCTTCCAAATAATCTTTTCAGCACCACTATTTTTTATACCTGTGATTATCGAGGCGTGATTACTTGAATCACTTAAAAAGACAATGTTGGGAATGATCTTGCTTAATGCTATGAGTGTCCACTCATTGGCCACATATGCACTTGTATAGAGTAAAGCCGCTCCGTTGCTATGCAAACGGGCAAGTTCGTTCTCCAATGCTACATGGTAATGGCTAGTGCCACCAATGTTTCTTGTTCCACCCGAGCCGCTACCTGTTTGGTCAAGGGCAGTATGCATTGCATCAGTAACAACTTTATGTTGCCCCATACCGAGGTAGTCATTGCTACACCAGTTTACAATGTTCTTAATATTATACGGTCCATACCATATAGACTTAGGAAAGTCTCCTGCTTCACGAACTATGTCGTTAAAGACGCGGTACTTGCCTTCAGTCTTTAAGGTGTCTATTGTTTTTTGGAATATCGTAAGATCTATCATTATTTTTACTTATCCGGTCAAAACTCTCTTTATCAATATATGTGGCTACACCAAATAAGTGGGGAATATTAAATATTCCCATTTCATTCATTTCTCGTTGAAATGCTTGATAGTCTTTACACCATTCTACAAAATAATTCCATATTGCTGTAATAATTTTTGACATGTATTATGTTTCCTCCACATAACAAATTTCTTCCAATCAGTTTTTTGAAAACCCCCCTCGAAGTCTTTTTTTATTTGTTTTACTGTTTTTATTTTTGATGGCAATTCAGTTGGATCATGAAATGTATCAAGATCTACATATTTTACATGATTATTCGGGGTTATTATTATGTTACTCAATGCCCAGTCATTTAATTTATATGGCCAAGTTCTCTCTATATCTCTGATGCAATATTCAAATACTGAGTTTATTTGTTCATAGGTATAACTATAACGGGCATCATTAAATGTTTGTCCTTCAATTGCTTTATATTTAAATTCCATTCGGTTCTTTGCAGTATTAAATTTATTATTTAGGATGTATCCAGGAAAATATTTATTGACTATTTTAACATGATCGGTATACCAGTCTTGGTTAAGGTAATGAAAGTGTTTTATATAGCAGGCATTAATTGGATCAAAATAAACTGTGCGTCTATAAGTTTTCCAAAAGTTTTCTGATATAAATTGCATACTCTTACTTATCAGGTAAATACAATATGAATGTATGTTTGAATTGCGGTAGGCAACACGAAGGTAGACTTATTGAAGAGTTTAGAGATGGTGATAACAATCCTATAGAGATAGTAGTCTGTAACCACCCAAGATACGAAACACCAGTTGAGGAGCAAATAGATGGCGGCTAATGGTATATCAACACTAACATTAAAGCGAACTAGGCAAGATACTAAACTTGCAAAGGCTACAGCAAAGCGTGAAGGCAAGACTGTAGCGGCAAACGGAGATGTAAGTGGAAGTACAAATACAAGTGCAGTTGCATATAGAGCAAGGAATACTCTAACTATTGGTCAATTGCCAACAAGATATAACGCTAGTAGTAATACAGGTGCATTAGTTGATAATGCAAACAGTGGCGGACTTGTTACTGGAAGGCCTTGGACAGAGTAATGATCGAACGGCATAAAAGATATGTAGAATGGTGGTCTGATAAACTAGGTATAGGCTGGTATGGCATAGCTTGGTTAGCATTTGCAAAAGGTGTCGTCCTAACAATTCTTTTTTATACTTTTTTTGTATGTTAAAAGATCTAATAGACCAAAGATCTACATGCTATCATTGGTTGGACACTCCAATAGAAAAACATAAAATAGATTATATAATAGATTGTGCTATCGGTGCTCCTAGTAAGAATTCAATATATCCATATCAATTACACGTTTTAACAAACTCACTTGAAGCAACTAAATTTAAACAAAATTTATTTTGGAATGACACTTGGGTTGTGGGCGGAAAACAAACACCACAAGAACATCAAGATAGTACTAAAAAAAGATATAATGGCCAATATCTAGCTCCAATATTGTTGTTATGGTCAAGAAGACACCAATCATCAGTAGAAGATAATAACACAAATACTGATGAAGCAACGTTAGATGCAATAAAAGGCGCCGAAGAAGCATGGAACTTTAGTGGTGAAATTAGTCGAGGACAAAAAGAACAAATACTAATGGACGTAGCAGTAAGCGCCAGCTTTGCATGTTTATCAGCAGAAGAGCAGGGCTTACGAACTGGTTATGCAAGATGTCATAGTACAAATTGGCATGATACAATATTAGGAGAAGGTGTTGTTGAACTATGTTTAGCATTAGGTATAGGTTATGCTAAACTTGATACACAAGAAAAAGAAACAGTTATACATTGGGTACACAAAGATGATGAATGGAAAGGACGTATGCCTAAAAATCTGCCGCAGTCATTTCCAAAAGAAAAACATTTTACTAGAAGACAAAAACCTACAAAAGATAATTTAGTTACCTTCTTATAAATTATTCTTTTTAAAATGTTTTTTGTGTGACTTGGATAAATAACTCGACGAACAAAAACGCTCAATTTTTTTTGAGCAAATTTTTTTTAGGTTGAAAAAAGGAAAAGAAATGACGCAACTAATAAACCCACGTAAATTTACCGAAACAGTTGGCCTTTTAAGGTCATTTTTTTTGGACAAAGGATTTCTAGAAGTCCATACACAGAACAGACTATCAATACTTGCCGCATGCGAAGATCCATTTAACGTAGCAGTATACAACTATGCAGGCCAAGTTTGGCCGTTACCGCAAACAGGCCAGATGTGGCTAGAACATGAATTATTAAGTAGCCCCGATAGTAAGGGGTTTTTTTGTGTCTCAACGTCCTATAGACAAGAACCAAATGCAATCCCAGGTAGACATGACATTATATTTCCAATGTTTGAATTTGAAATGCCAGGCGACATAAATGATCTTAAAGCAATGGAGTATGAACTATGTGAATACTTAGGCTTTGGTAACATTACAGAAAAGACTTATAGAGATTGGCAAGAGCATTACGGAGTTGATTGGATCAACGAGATGGATGCTGAACATGAACTAAAGATGGCGGCAGACTTTGGTCAAACAATGATTACAGACTTTCCAGAGATGACATCACCGTTTTGGAATATGAGTAGAAACGATGGCGGCGGAACAAGTAAAAAGATTGATGTCATACTAGGTGGTATGGAAACTATTGGCTCAGCAGAACGCTCATGTGATATTGATATGATGAGAGATACATTCCATACAATTACAGACGGAGCTTACTCGGAGCTGTTGTTTAAATTATTTGGTAAAGAACGTGTAGTAGCAGAGCTTGAAAAGTTTTTAGAGTTTGACTTTTTTCAAAGAGTAGGTGGAGGTATTGGTATTACACGAATGATACCTGCACTAGAAAAGATCAACAAGATATAAGAATGATCTGGGGTGATGAAATGGTAGACATGCACGTCTGTTTAACGTGTGGTAATAGCTCGCAAAGTATTTACCGTGGAGGTTCGAATCCTTCCCCCAGAGCCAACTATAACCTAATAGACATTGTCTATTAGACAACGCTCTTTTTATATGCTATAATAAATTAAATATAGCATGTAAGGAGAGTACATATGCCACCACGCAATCATAAGAGTTGGTTAGCACAACCAAACGTAGAATCAATTAGCAGTTCAGCTTATAATAGCCCAGAGATATTTGCACAGGAACAAGAACACATCTTTAGTAAGGTGTGGGTACCCATGTGTCATATCTCAGAAATGTATAACGAATTAGACTATCGAACAACACAAATAGCAGGTGTAAATGTAATTGCATATAACACAGGCAATGGCGTAAGAGCATATCGTAACTATGGCATAAACAGTCCTAGTGGTACGCTAGGAGCACCTATTGTAACTGTTGAACCACAGTTGCATTGCGAAGTAAAGCACGGAGGTATGGTATGGGTAACACTTGATCCTAATCCTACACAGAGCGTAGAGCAATGGACCGCAGGAGCATTTGATTGTATTGCTGACGCCATTGACACGGAAGAGATGGAAGTGTTCCATTATCATAAAGCAGTAATCGATACAAACTACAAACTATGGCATGATACCAATAGTGAATTCTATCACGACTTCATGCATTACTTTAATCGTGTGAGCGGATTCAACGATGAATACTTTGCACGTAAGAATATACCTTTTGACAACGGTCATGTAAACGTAAGTTCGTTTACTGTAAACTACGAAGAGTATGAAGGATTTGAAGATAGAGGCGAACTAAGTTTTCCTAACCTACCACCTAACCAGTGGTACATGGTAGATTTGTTTCCAGGCTTTAACTTTAACTTGCGTGGTAGTGCATATAGAAGCGACTCAGTTACTCCATTAGGTTGTAACAAAGTTCTTATTGAGTTTAGAGGTTATGGACTACGCAAAGATACACCAGAAGAAAGACGCACACGCATCAACCATCACAATAGTATATGGGGACCGTTTGGACGCAACCTACATGAAGACCTGATAGGCGTAGCCGGACAAGGCACAACAATGCGAGAAGGCACAGAAGCTAGAAGCATTTTACATGGTAGGCATGAGAACGGAACCATACATGATGAAGTAGGTATGCGTCATTACTATGGTGAATGGGGTAAGTATCTAGACTTAGATCCGTATACTGTATAAAGATTAACCCCTGCTAACTTTTGGAATGTTGACAGCCAATGGCAATGAATCTCAATTCCGGTTTCGTTAGCAGGGGGTGCTGTTACTATATATGTATCACCCTATGGGATCGTTAAAATGATTACTATTTATTTGGCTTTCCGTTTACGAATTCATAAAACTTATCTGCCGCGTCTAGTACAGCTTCGACGCCGGGTACATCTGGCATCTCTACTTTAGTTACAACTTCTTTATCTTCTTGAGTGATTAAAGTTGACCAGCCTGCAAACTTAGCATGATAATCGTTCCATACATTGCTTTGAGCCATTTCTAGGACCTTAGTTCTAATTTCGTATCCGTTTTTATTAGTTGTGATTTTTGGCATTGCTGACTTAAACATTTCAGCAACTTCTTGTGTTTGTTTAAAGATGGCTTCGCCATATTTGGTATCTACGCTCATTATATTCTCCTCTGTATGTGTGTAGTGTTAGTTAATCTAACATGTTATTTAGTGTCTGTCAAGAAAAGAATCGCCGTTTTTGATACCTTAGACCATTTATACGTGCTTTATGATCGAAAACTATGCTCTAAATAATAGACTGGCAACACACTAATGCTAGTATTTAGAAAGGAGATCCAATGGATATCTTAACAAAAGTAAAAGGATGGGCAGGTGCTCTAACTGAAGTAGGTGTAAGTCTACTATCATTAGGCATTGTGCTTGAAGTCCTTTTTAGCGGACAGAACATACCGTTTTGGCCGGACATCAGCGTTATTAGTAACGTTCAAGCAATAGTAGCAGGCTTCTCTGCTCAAGGACTAGTAGGTCTTGTTGCGGTATGGGTATTATATTCAATTTATTCAAAGAAGTAATATAACACTTTAAAAAAGTGGCAGAGCCTTCTTGGCGGGGGGCTCTGCCTACAATCCTAAACTCCACATCCATATTGGTATTACCACAAAGTGCAGTAGCACACATATAGATATCATTAAGTAAACTGTACGTTTTTGTGGATCCATCAACCACCGCCCGAGTTTAAAAATCCTCCCATTTGAGGACATGAACTCATTACAAGTGCAAACAATGGATCATTGTGTAACTCTTCTGGCAATCCAAACTCGTCAATATACTTGTCTTGTAAATGAAAAGCATCTTTTTCTAGACCTCGTCTACATTTAATAGTTTCATATGTTCCATTAATTTTTTGTAAAAAATGAACTAGTTCATGCACAAGTACTGATTCTTCATACCTTTCTTCAACCATATGTTTGGTAGGAGTTGTTGCAATAAAGATTTCGTTAGTTTCGTCATTATAGTATCCACCAATTTCACACGGGTCAGGCACTCCTTCTGGGAACAAAGTTATACACATGTTTTCTATAGTTTCAAACTTAATCTTAGGTAAAGGTTCACCATTCCATTCGTAATCACTATTATCTGTCAACCATGTTATAATTCTTGCACTGTCGCTCCAACTAACTTGAGCCTTTACTGGTAATGCAAATATCATTAATATAATAAAACATCTTAAAAGCATATTACTTGTCCTTATCGTTCAAATTCGTAGGAGCATATTGCTCACCGTTATATCCTGATCCTGTTTTCTTAGGACCATCTTCAACACCAAAGTTACATGATGCTACTGCAAGGAAAAAAGCAAGAGCACCATAAAATGTATACTTACTTGCTTTTAAGAATCCAACATAAGTTTTCTTTGCTTCTATTTCTGCTTCCTCTCTAGGTGTTAACTCCTCCATCCAGCAAACTCCTCTTTGTTTTGCATTCTTACATGTCTAGTTGGTAAGTATGCATCTACTTTGCCTAACGATTTAAAATTATCGGGTGCAATTTTAAACCAGTTTGTAAATTGTAATGTATCTACAAAACACATTTCTTGGACATCACCTGTGTCAGTATTTAATATTGAGTATTTCATTTGGTCATTCCTAAACACGGTAGTAATGGAGTTTGTTTACAGTAACTACTAAAGTAGTCTTCTGGACCTACTATAAGCATCATACTGATTATTGGTACTCCAACTAACATGAATATGACACACAAAAATGCGTATCCAATTCCATGCCATTTAATTTGTTCGCTCATGTTCTATTACCTCTTAGTGCAAAAAACATTCCACCTACCCAAAGAAAGACGTGTAGGTTATCGTACAGTATGACATCCCAAAAACTTTCTGGTTGTCCTACCCAAATAACGCCTGTCATAATACTACAAATTGTAATACCACAAAAACGTGTTAACATGTCGCCAATGTCACTTAACCATGTCCATGACGCTAACAAACCAGCCACAAGTAATCCAATACCTGCGCCTAGTTCACCATAGGCAACTATCCACCATACTAGGTACGGAAGTTCAAATGATTGAGCATCTTCCACTGTCACTGGAAACTTACTTAAACCCTGTTGTATGAACACAATGGCCAGCGGCACTCGCAGTAACCAATGGCTCAAACAAAACTCAGGAATTTTATTTACAAGTTTCATTAGAGATCAGCAAGTAATGCTTTCATCTTCTTTTTGCTTTTGCCACGCATTTTCATACCAGCCATTGCATCTAAGTTAGATGTATCATCGCCAACAACTACCATTGCAATCATGCCCATGCTCTTGTGTGGGGTACATTGGTATAGATATATTCCTGGAGTATCAAATGTAATAGCAACTTCTTTACCATTCTTTGATTTCTTTGGTGCTTCCCAACCATCTGGACCTGCAACGAATTCTACGTTGTGACCTTTTGACTTTGGTAACCAAGTAATTGTATCGCCTGCATCAATACGTGCAATATCTTGACTGTAAACCATTTTGGCTCCGTCATCACGTTTGTTTAGCATGTCGATTGTTGTGTCTGCGGCTAGTGCCGGAGTTGATAGTAGACCCAAGAGGGCAACTGTTGATAGTAAATTTTTCATTTAGTTTCCTTTGTGTATGTGTTGCTACTGATTGTAGCCATGTAATATATATAGCATGAGTTGACCGTTAAGTCAACTCACCTTGGATGTGTTATTTTGTAGCAGGCTTATTACCGCTTAAAAAATCTGCTTCGTCGTCTGTGTAAGGCCACATGTTACATTCCTTTCATTTTTAGATGTACATAATAGATACCACCTATGTAGTATTTGTAACTTCTAATCATATGATAAAGTATCATTAGAACTTCTCCGGACGACCCCACTGGCCGCTTGCTACACGAACTATGTCACATCGGCTAATACCAATATCCCTTAGCTCTAGGTCTGTCATAGCATTTAGTTGATTTATACCAGACCTTACGTTTCTTTGGTGGCGATAGTTTGCCACTCTAGCTTTAAAAAACCCTGCAACCATATCGCAGAATTGGCAGTAGTAAGTTGTTAGTGTTTGTGTAGTCATTTTTTTAAGTCCATCATTAATGCACGAGCTTCTTTGTGCATACCCATTCGAGTAAGTTCAGCGGCCGCTCTAGCAGTGCCTGCAGTTTCGAAAAAACTAATACAGCCATTCCCGAAAGTTTTTAGTCCATTTGAAATACTATCGCATATTTTACAATAGTAAGTTGTTAGTGTTTGTGTCGTCATAATTTTATACCCATCCTTTTAAGTTATCGTTGGTGTTGTGGTGGTCTTGCCTTTTAGGCGGCTGGCCTTCATGATCAAGCAAGTGCTGATAAGCAAATCGCCAATCATTTCCATACTCTGTCTTAGCCCATACACGATAGCTTTCGTTTTTGGATGAATTACCTGATCCAAACAAAAACCGTAGGACTTTGTACACGTTTTTCATAGTGTTCTCCTGTTTCTTTTAAGTTGTGGATGCTTGAGGAAAGCAATACCCCATGTCTTTGCATGGCGTCAGTAGTCTTTGCTACCGTCAACTGCTTGTAACGCATGAGTAGTGCGCCGGTCTATCCCAGTGTCTGTGTGTCGTTAAATCGCCATCTAATAGCTCTTTAACACTGTTATTTATATAATAGTACAGCATAACTTACATAAAATCGACTACTTTTTTGTAAAGGCTGTCATGCTTGATACGCATGGCTTAGGTTTTTCTTGACAGAACTTAATATAGATGTTACTTTGTAAATAACGATGAACAATAAAGTTCTTGGCAGGCATCGTTGAGCCTGCTCTTATTATGTGAGCGACGGGGTAAAGCCGTCAAGCAGAGGAGATATAAAATGGACGCACTCACCTTATGGATGGCTGTAGGATTCCTGTTCGCAGGTTATTCTGTAATAGCAAACGATAGTGTACAAACTTTAGGTACATGGATTGCATCAAATAACGAAAAAGTAAATTGGAAGATTATGTGGTTGGCGGCTTCGGCTGTTCTCATTTATACATTATGGTATGGTTGGTATATGAACGGAGGTGACATTAGTTACGGACGTTTGAATAAGATTCCGTTCCAAGAGATACAGTGGTATCACGCAATGGCACCAGGACTATTATTAATACTTACAAGGATAGGAGTACCAGTTAGTACTAGTTTCCTAGTGCTGAGTGCATTTGCCAGTACATTTGTATTAGAGAAGATGCTTGTAAAAAGCATGATGGGATATGCAGTAGCGGCAGTAGCGGCATATGTTATTTGGTTAGTAGTTAGCAAACTGCTAGACGAAGCAAAGCCTGTTAAGGAAGAACACAAGAATCGATGGCGCATAGCACAATGGTTCACAACAGGCTTCTTATGGTTCACTTGGTTATCACATGACATGGCAAACATTGCTGTGTTCTTACCAAGAGAAATACCTTGGGACCTAATGGTTCTAATCAGTGCAATGTTTGTATTTGGATTAGGATATATGTTTCGTGAAGGGGGAGGAAAGATACAACAGATTGTAATTGAGAAACACAACACAAGATATGTGCGTAGTGCTACAATTATTGATTGTGTTTATTTTGTAATACTGTTATTCTTTAAAGAAATAAACGACATTCCAATGTCAACAACTTGGGTATTCGTAGGACTACTATGTGGACGAGAACTTGCTATGGCAACTGTCACAGGCAAGGAAAAGTTTAAAACAGTATTTCCTCTTATAACTAAAGACTTCATTAAGATGATGATAGGCTTAGGTGCAAGTGTAGGAGTTGTACTTGCAATACATTATGTTATTGTACCAAACGGATACTAATTTTCTTGACTAATTCTTAATATGATTGTATCATATAAGTACACATATCATTAACGGAAAGGGAGTCAAATTGAAAATGAAAATCATAACAGGGAACGCCAATCCTCACTTGGCCCAGGAGATAGCAGAACAATGTTTTGCTACATTAGTTCCTGCGAACGTCTCGACTTTTGCTGACGGCGAGTCGAGTGTAGAATTTTTAGAAAACATTCGCGGTGAAGATGTGTTTATTGTCCAAAGCACTTGTACTCCTGTTAATGATAGTGTAATGGAATTATTAATTATGATTGATGCGGCTAGGCGTAGTAGTGCTAAAAGAATCACAGCAGTAATTCCTTATTTCGGATATGCAAGACAAGATCGTAAGAGTGCAAGTAGAACACCAATTACCGCTAAGTTAGTTGCTAATCTTATTACAGTAGCAGGTGCTGATAGGATATTAACTATGGATCTTCATGCAGGACAGATACAAGGATTTTTTGATATACCAGTTGATGACTTAACAAGTAGAACAGTCTTTGCTAAAGATATTAAACGTAATGTAGATACAACAGAAGGAACAGTATTTGTATCACCTGATGCAGGTGGAGTTGTTCGTGCTAGAAAGTTTGCAGATATGTTTAATGGAGACATTGCTATTGTCGACAAACGTAGACCAGAAGCAGGCAAAAGCGAAGTTATGAATCTAATAGGAGATGTAAAAGGTAAACATGCAGTTCTAGTTGATGATATTGTAGATAGTGGAGGTACATTATGTAATGCGGCCAAAGCTATTATGGAGGCTGGTGCGGCAAGTGTTCGTGCTTATATTACACATGGTGTACTGTCAGACGAAGCATGTGCGAAAGTAGAGAAAAGTGTCCTGGACGAATTAGTAGTTTCGGATTCAATTGCTAATCGATGTCCTAAGAACTGTAAAAAGACTCGACAGGTTAGTGTTGCACCTTTGTTTGGGGAAGCAATACGTAGAGTGACTAACGAAGAGTCAGTAAGTACGTTGTTTGTATAATGGAACTTTTGTTCAAAGCAATCATAGGCGGAATAATAATTGCTACTGTAAGTACTGTTAGTGAAAGATATCCTACGATAGGTGCATTTGTATTAGGTATCCCTTTAGCAAGTTTTGTATCTTTTATATTTTTGTATTATGCAGGAGTTGATGTAGAAACTTTTAAAACTTTAAGTATACAAACAATATACTTTGTTTTAGTAAGCCTCTTATTTTTTCCTATCTTTGTTTATGTTTTACCAATTTACGGTTTTTGGATAGCAATGCTAGTAGGAACTATAATTATAAGTTCACTTATGTTTGGTCTCTATAGGTTCTTGTAAATCACTAATATGTTTAATATACTCGGTCATTGAATGATCGCTAAAATTATCTATCTTACGATTTTTTATTCCTATCCACATACCACGAAATCTATCCTTAATCATTTGCCAACCAGTGGGAGAACGATATTGTCCATATGCATTCAAATAATGTTCGGTTCCATGATGTACGTAACCCATTAACAATAAAGGAACAGTTGTAACAATATCGTTGTTATTCTTCCAACGATGATGTTTTACTCCTATATGAATACAATATCCTCTCCATCCTACTCGAGGTGAACCAAATGTATATAGTTCTTGGGGATTAGGTACTTTTGTATTGTAATGACATCTGCTTGCCATAATAGTTGCCATTGCGGCTCCTAAACTATGTCCACAAAACCAAACATCATGATCAGGTCGTTTTGACATTAGGTCTGCCATTATTCTAGGCCATAGTTGATCTACTTCTGCTTTAAATCCTCTATGGACTCTACTTACTGTTTCTGCTAGTACTGGTAATGCTTTTAAATCTGCACTTATATCGTTAAACTCTGTTGGCTGTGTTCCACGACATGCAATAACTAAGTCTGTCTTATTCATAAACCGATATGCTTGTGCGCCATCTTTGTCGTAAAACTCTACTTGTGTAAATCCTAATTTTTTTGCTTGACTTTTTACTGTTTTTAAGCTATTATACGATATAAAAGCAAGTTTAGCAAAAAGTAAGGATCGTTCTTTGAAACTCAGTTCTCTTATGCTCATTGACTACCTCTTAATTAAATACAGTACTATTTATATGCTTGCTAAATACAGTATCGGAGTATAAGATGAAAAAACGAACAAGAAGTATTTTGCAAGAGCTTAATAATCTATCAATGTCTAAAAACAGTGATCATTTAATTGAGACTACGGCTAATAATATTATTGAAAGTGCAATCAATCTTTTGAATAGAATTAATGAGCAGTACGATGAGGTTACAGCAAGTGAAATGGAAAGACGATTTCTAAATTCAATTAGAACCGGTGATCCAAAAAAGTTTAAACGTGCCATTGACAAGATTATAGAGAGTAAAAAATGAAAATAGACGATCTATTAGAAGCACCTAAAAAGAAAAAAGGTAAGAGTTGGGTGAAAAAAGCCGATGACTGGGTACGTGGTAGTTGGTTACAACAACAGGTTGATATTGCACAAAAACAAACAGGCAACAAAGGACCTGCTTCTACTGCTGAACCGGTTGGTGATAACAAAGATGATAAAAAATCTAAAACTAAAAAAGTTCAAAAAAATAATTTTAGAAATACAAGAATTAATCAAGATAAAATGCCAAAGTCGGCACAATACAAAGATAAGAACGGTATTGTATGGGCATGGGAGCCAGCAAGAGATGCGTGGCTACCTAGTAATAACAATCAAATACCTTTAAGTGCTAGAGATGGTGCTAGAGGATACAATGCGGCAAAGCCAACTGACCGAGGATTTTACGAAAGTAAGACAAATACAGGGCAACTATTAAAAGAAGGTGGAAACATCTTTAAAGATCAAAACAAGCAACCAGTGACGCAACGTATTAATCAAGCTGACGTTGATCCAACACTTGCATGGTTAGAAAAGATTACAGGACTTCCGCATAAAGATTTTAAATTAGGTAGCACAGGTATTAGAAGCACAAGTGGTGATATGGATATCAGCGTTAACCAAAATGATGTAGATAAACAGGAACTATTTAATAAACTAGCGGCTTGGGCACAAAAGAATCATCCTGAGGACGAAGTTAGACAATGGGTTGCGAAATCAGGAGTTAGTGTTCACTTCAAAACACCGATACTTGGTGATCCAAAGAATGGATTTGTACAGACAGATTTAATGTTTGGCGATCCAGAATGGCAAAAGTTTAGCCTTAGAGGCTCAGGAGACAATACTCCATACAAAGGTATGCATAGGCATTTACTAATGGCTAGTATTGCAAAAGCACAAGGTATGAAATGGAGTTTCCAAAACGGACTTACAAATAGGGAGTCTGGAGAAATGATAGCAAAAGATCCGCAGGGAGTTGCAGATAATTTACTTGGTAAAGGTACTAAGATTTCAGACTTAGATAGTGTTGAAAATATTATTAAAGCTATTAAAGGTAGACCAGATTACGAACAATTGGTAGCAGATGCTAAAGAAGGATTTGCAAGAGATAATTTGGAACTTCCAGAAGCCTATAACGAAATAATAGATTTGGCACAGAGGATTAGATAATGCGTTTTGTTGAATTCAAACAACCATTAAAAGAAATGGAAGCACGTATACAACATGCTGAAGACTTAATCTTTTATCAAGGAAGTAAAGGAGCAAGTCATGCAATAGATGCACTTCGTAGCATGACAGGTGATGCTCATAAATCAGTAACACTTAAATGGGACGGTGCACCAGCTGTTGTATTTGGTCGTAACGATAAGGGTGAGTTTGTTTTTACAGATAAGTCAGGATTTATGAAAAAGGACGGAGTAGAACGTACTACTTCACCAGACGCACTTAAAGCCGCACTACTTGGACGTAGTGGAGGAAAGCTCAAAGACGACCCAGGTAGAATAGCATTTGCAGATAAAATGGCAACTATTTTTGGATTATATGAAAAAACAGTTCCGGATACATATCGAGGATATTTCAAAGGCGACCTGTTGTATTATACAACACCAGAAGTTAAAGAGAAAAATTATATATTTAAACCGCAGATAGTTGAGTATGCTGTTGATGTTAATAGTGACTTAGGAAAACGTATAGGTAAAAGTACAACTGGCATTGTAATACATAGAGAAGTAGATGACCAAGGTAACGAAGGACCATTTAAGAGTATTGATATGTTTAATAGCCAAAAAGATGTATTAGTAGTTCCAAGTGTAACAACAGAGCAACCAGTTGAAATTGACACAGGCGCTATTGATCAACTTAAATCAATAGTAACTAAAAATGCCGCAGGTATAGATGAATTACTAAATGTTAATACCTTAACACAAAAGCAAATGAAAGGGTTACCTGATTTGCTTTATGCATATATGAACAGCAAAGTAGATACAGGATTAACTAACCTAGGTGCAGACTTTGCTAAATGGTTAGAGGTTAGAAAACAAGTATCGGACAAGATGAAAAACAAAGTCCTACAATATATTAATGAACATAAGTCTGCTTTTACAGCATTATGGAATGTAGTAACAGCAGTAATGAATACCAAGAATGATATTATTAGTAAGTTTGATAGTCAAGGCGGACAGGTTAAACAAAGTATCAACGGCCAACCGGGCGGTGAAGGGTATGTACTAGCTCACCCTAAAGGCGATGTAAAACTAGTACCAAGAGCAACATTTAGTGCGGCTAATAGAGCCGTAGTACGATAAGGAGTAGTATTATGTTAATGAAAGACCTCAATGAAAAGTTTGATCCAGCTGATTTCGATCTAGTTGCAACAGACAAAGACAAAGCATCAGCTGATAGCAATATCATTATGCAAGTTAGAAAAGCTCATCAAATGAGATTTGGACAAAATAAACCAATAGAATTTAAAGATGGTAGCAAACATGAAATTAATCAAAATGTATTAATGAAATTAGACCAGTACCATACTAAATTAAGAACATCAGATCAGAAAGATGAATTTGCTAATGCTATTGCACAATCTAAAGAGGCTATGGCAAAAGAATATCATAAGATAGTAGGTAAGTAAACAACATGGCTGAAAAATTCACAGCTACACAATGGGCGGCAATTGAAGGCGGGCATACTGTTGAGCCTGAAAAAGAAAAACCTTTTTCATTCATACAAGATATGCAAGAAGCTAGGCTTACCAGAGGCCAAGATTCAAATAGGATACTTACCTATACAGATTGCTGTGAAAGACTGTACCTTAGTATTTTAATGCTAGAAGCAATGCGTCAATATCCTGCTTATACAGGACAAGTTAAACGATATGCTAAGATGTCTACTCAAAAGTATTTTGCTTATATGAGCAACCGTACTGATCTACATAATTTTATATATTATGTAGTAGGTGACAACTCAGCACAAGAAAAGTTAAAAGATCCAAATGCGGCAAAGGCAATGAGAGCTAGTACCAAAATTGATATTCAAGAACTTGATAGATATTTAAGAATGCTCGGTGTTGGTAGTAGTCCGACAAGAGTAGGACCGTTTTTAATTAAACTTGAAGCCAGTTTAAAGATTACAAATACAGACTACAAAGAAATTAGGCGAGTACTTACATATTTTAGTAATAGTACAACAGGACAACGTAGAGCAGTAATTACTAAACTCTTATTTGCGGCTAGAGCAAAGCTAAGAAGTAGTGACTTAATTGACGAGTTCAGTAAGTTTGTTGCTGATACTAATCTAGAAACGTCAGCAGTAAGAGATAACGAGCCTACAGTAAGTGTACCCGACTTAGGTAAATCAGCTAGGGATATTAGTTTATATAGATACCTAGTTGGACAAAAGAATGTAGCACTAACTAAAAAGTTCTTAGAACTTGCAGGACAAGGTAAATCAATTAGTTCTCCATATGTACAAGCATACTTACCAGCGGTTAAAATGATAGATGATATTGTACAAGCAGGCCCAACTTATGTGCAAAACCTTAGAGTATTGCATCAGAGAGCCAAAAAACGCCGATAACCAGCACTTTTTTTTAAAAAGACTAAATACATATAACAAACTCATAGAGTAATGAGTATGTGTCATTAGAATAGGAGAAATAAAATGGCAGGAGTAGCGGCAGTAAATCCAGTAGCAACAACTACTGGTTATGAAGTAGTTGGACAAGACATCCAATTTTTCACAATTGATTATATCAATGCAGTAAATGGTTCAGCAGGACCAGCAGGAGTACAAGCGGCAGTATTACGTAAGATTATGGACACAACCACAATCATTGCGGCTGGCCCACTTGGTAACTCAAATACTGAGCAAACATTTGCAGTAGAAGGCAACAACGTTGTTGTAGCAACATTGCAAGCGGCAATCAGAACCCTTGGTACATTTGACGGTGTTGATGTATCAGCGGCAACAGTTACAGCTAAGACACTAACTATTGCAGTGTAATAGCTAATACAGCTAACAAGAAAGGGCTCACTTTTAAGTGGGCCTTTTTTTATGACAAATAAGTATACATATGCAAATTGTAATACATACACTAATCGATATAACTAACACAAATGCACGTAAGGGTGATGACAAGTTAGCATATAGTCAGCAACAAAACTATATGACACTATTAAATACCATAGGATTACGTAGTAATTTTGAAATAGTTACACCAGTATCAATGAGTAGTGTATCTACAACCAAAGACTTTGGTAGCCTATATAAAGGCAAACATAATGTTTGGACAATGGAATTATGTTTTGATAGCCAAGGAACAGATAGTATTAATATCCTTGAATTAGATTTAAACTTAGTTCCTTTTATCTCAGGATTAACAGAGACATGTGAGCATGGAGCCAATGTGTTTAGGACTAATGATTCTAAGAATAGTAATATTATCTTTAAAGTAGTAGATAATACTATACTATAGAGAGTATAAATAATATTACGTAAAAGGCATAAACATAATACGACTATCAGGCTCCGGGAAATGATTACACAAGGAAAATATTATGGCGACTGCCCTAGAAAAAAAGAATTTAGAAGCACACGTTGACCTTTGCGAGGAAAGATATCAGCAACTAGAAGGTCGATTAGGTAAGATAGAAGAAAAAGTCGAACATATCCATACAGATATTGTGCATGGCAACAAAGCTATGATGAAGGTATTAATAGGTACAGCTGGTACTATTGTTGCAGGACTACTTTCAACCATTATCGTTATTTTAATTCAATTCAACTAAGACGCTAAATACATACGTTATGTATTTGCGTGAACTTATATCAACTATCGTAGAGAAACAAGTTTGGGCACGTTCTGGAAAGAATGTAGTCCGAAAGTATCGTTGCTCTGGCGGTAAAAGACATGGTAGGATTGTAAGCAGTCCTGCGGCATGTTTTGCGGCACCTGATATGAAAAAGAGGATGTCGCTTAAAAGAACTAAGGCTAGATTAGGTAAGCGTATGATACGTAAGGCGAAGCGTACTAAACGTATGAATCCAGCAAGTCGTAGAGTTGCTAGTATGAATAAGAGTAGTAAGAGAAGATGAATTTACGTGAGCTAATATCAGAGGCAGACCCACAATGCAAAGATGGTGAATATTTTTGTAGAACTTCTGACATGTGTAAACCTATTCCAGATGGATATCATGTTATGCCAGACGGGGAGTTAATGAAAGATGGGGAACCACATGAAGACATAGATGAAGCTGTGAGAGCTATCTGGGGTAAGAGCGGTAACAAACAAGTCCGTAAATATCGATGTACTAGTGGACAACGTAAAGGACGTATTGTTGCTAAAGCGGCGACATGTAATGCTCCAATAAATCAAACAGCCAAGCTGACAATGAAAAAGACCAAACGCAAGAAGGGCAGTAGAATTAAAATTCAAACTGCTAAAACTAAAAGAACAAGTGCAGTATCAAGACGCTTAGGATCTGCTAACAAAAGACCTAAGAGAAGATTTGCAAAAGGAAGGGCTAAGAAGATATGAGATATAGTGAATTTATTATTACTAAAAAAAATACTCCTACAACTGAAGAACTTCCAGTAATGCCACAGGGTCAAGGAATGACTCGAGACACTGATGGTAAAGACGACACAGCTGGATCAGGACCGGGTAGTCCTGCTAATACAGTAAAGAAAAGTCAAGATAAAGTTATACAACAGTTAGTTAAGCCAGGTGGTACAATACCAATGCCAACTAAAAACGGAACAAATGATTTTGAAATTGACGATGTTGACGGAGATATGGTTACACTTATTAATCCTGATGCTAAAAAAGCTCCTGAAGAACCGGAGAAAATATCCTATTTAAAGAAAGACATTGACACTATTGTTAAAGGGTTGGGCGATCCAAATAGCTCTACCCCAAATGCTAAAGGACCTGAGGGTACCTTAGGCAATCAAGGACAAAAATAGTGAAAGCTAATGAATTCTTATCAGATACTACTATAAAAGTTGTTATGAACAACGAAGAAAAAAAACTTTATAATTCTATTAAAGGTAACATACCTTTAGATAGTTTTGACGAAAGAGACCAGTTCATTATTGACGGGCTTGTTCGGAAAAGTTTAGTAAGTAAAGTAATTAATAACGGGTATACTCTGGTAAAAACTAATGGATCAAAATTTACTAATAAATGAATTAGAAGCTATTATTAATAAAGGCTTTGACGGTGTTCACTTTCCTTATGTAAAAGGAAATAGTATCCGTATAGGTAAGATGATTATACGAACAAGTAAACACGGATACCTAGTATATGATACTGAACATAATAAACAAGTAGACCAAACCTTTAGCAAAGCAAGTGCGATTGCAATGGCTAAGTCACTTGCACATAACAAAGACAACAGTGTAGCTATTATGAGATTGGATAAACAAATAGAAAAAAACTATATGGATTCAGTATATTTTCATAATAGTTATAAAAAAACTGAAGATGGTATGAAAAAAGAAGTATTATTAACAAGATTAGACATTGCACAAGCCAATACTGAACATGCTAGGTCTCTTCTTGATAACTATATATACAGTTAGATGATAAATAATAGTAACAAGACACAGTACTAGGAAGAGTGGACAAATGAATATTAGAGAAATAGCAAAACCAATTACAAGTGCTACCCTTAATGAAAGCATGGCACAAAAGTTTGGAACGAAAATTGACTTAGCAAAGTTTAATTTTGCACAGTTAGAAGATGCACGTAACCAACTTAGATCTCAAGTAAGAGATATTGAAACTAATGAAAGCTTCAATGCAGTTCATACAGACAGCTACCAAAAATCAAAATTGTTCCTAGACATTTTGAACAAAGCTATTATTGAACGTCAAGACGAAAAAGGCATTCCAACAGCAGAAGAACTTTCTGAAACTGAAAAAGGCAAAATGCCATCAAAAGCACACATTATGAAAATGTGCAAAGATGGTAAGAGTATGGAAGAAATTTGTAAAATGCATCCAGATTGCGATCAAGCAAAAATAAAAGCAATGGTCAAAGATTGTAAATCAGGAATGAAAGAATCAGTTATTAAAGAAGGTGAAGAAGATAAAGCACAACTAGTAATGGCATCTAAGGATATGGTTGACAAACTAACAGGTTGGATGGAAGACACAGCAGAGATGCAGTCAGAATCAATGTTAGAACTAGCAGATGCTATCAGAGACGAAATGGGTTCAGAAACTTCGGAAGCATTTACTGCGGCAATTAAGCCAGCACTTGATGCACTATATGCTGAAATGGAAACAACTCGTGTTGCGTTGACTGGCGGAGTTGGCATGCTTACAGGAGAAGGTGAGCCGGCAGATGCAATGGGTGCAGAAGACCCAGCAATGGACGCAGAAGCTGATCCAGCAATGGAACCAACAGTAGACGCAGAAGCACCTGCAGAAGAACCAAGTGAAGATGACTTTGCGGCGGCCGCGGCGGCACAAAGTGGCGAAGAAGAAGCTGGTCGAGCTACTAGAGAATCAATCGAACGTTCACGTAAGGTTGGCGCTATACTTTCCGGAAAAAAAAAGAAATAATTGAGTCTGTAAGCACAGATCAAATATATAACGTTCTAAAAGTCTTATCAAAGGGCGAACGCAAGGATTATACCTTTGACGAACTAGATAAGATCATGCAGAACGTTCTTCAGTCACAATTTAATTATGATGTTTTTAAATCTGCATACGATAAAGATGGTGGATTCAAAGAACTTGTAAAGAATTTTGATGCTGAAAAAATAACATTTAGCGACGGTAGTGCAGTTGATGATATGCCTACAGCAGACACCAAAGGCGACAACACAGTTGCTAATATGGCTAAATCTGCAACTAAAGCAGATGCAGGACTATAAAACACTTGACATTTACCTAACTAACTGTTATAATAACAACTAATTAGGAGATAAGAATGAGTAGACCTGACGAAGAAGTCATTGAACAAATCAAAGAGTTAATCGAATCACATGTAAAACCAGCTGTAGCTAGTCACGGCGGCGTTATTGAATACGTTGATTATAAAGAAGGACATTTGCTTCTAGAATTAGGCGGGGCATGCAGTGGATGTATGGGAAGCACAATTACACTTAAAATGGGTGTTGAAAATATGCTAAAACATTATGTACCTGAGGTACTAACAGTTGAAGCTCAAGACGGTGCTAGTGATGTACAACCTTATTATAATGATTACGGACCATCTATGATGGACGATGGTCTTGACTATGAGTAGTTTGATTAAGCCTAAGTACGATTATAAACCAATTTCACGTAAACAAATAGATGGTAAACGAAAGTATCTAACTCCTGACGGAGGTGCAGTTGCTAGTGTTACAACTATTCTTGATGCTACAAGCGACAAGACAGGACTAATAGCTTGGCGTAAACGTGTAGGTGAAACTAAAGCAAGAGAAATAACAACAGAAGCCGCAGGTGTTGGCACACGTATGCACAAATATTTAGAGGACTATGTAGACTTTGGTGAATGGCCGACTCCTGGAAGCAATCCATTTGCTAAGAAAGCACATGCAATGGCAACACAAGTTCGCGACAATGCTATGGTTGATGTAGATGAGATTTGGGGAAGTGAGGTTGCTCTTTATGTTCCACAAATGTATGCAGGCACAACAGACTTAGTTGGACAGTACAAAGGACAACCTAGCATAATGGACTTTAAACAAACTAACAAGCCTAAGAAGCTAGAGTATGTACAAAACTACTTCTTACAGCTAGTAGCATACGCAGAAGCACACAACGAAATCTACGGCACAGACATACGTGAAGGACATATTTTTATGTGTAGTCGCGGAGATGACGGAATGTTGCTAGGTGGAGAAACATATCAACAGTTTGATGTATGGCCGCATGAATATGACGAGTGGCGGACCGAATGGTACAATAGAGTCTACACCTATTACGAGAAGTTCGCATAAATATGTTATATAGGAGACGAATATGGCTGTAGTTCAAATAAGTAGAATTCAAATGCGTAGAGGGCAGAAGAACGCAGGTTCAGGCCTTCCGCAATTAGCAAGTGGTGAAATAGGTTGGGCAGTAGACACCCAAGAAATGTATATAGGAAACGGTGCAGTAAGTGAAGGCGCACCAGCAGTAGGCAATAGTAAGATACTTACTGAACATGATAACATTTTTACATTCGCAAATACTTATACCTACAAAGACAATGGATTACAAACAGGAGCGTCAGCCACAACTCCAATTAAACGCACATTGCAATCAAAGATTGATGACGTAGTTAATGCAAAAGACTTTGGAGTACTTAATGATGGTAGTAATGTAACGGTAGCACTACAAAGAGCAATTGACCAACTATTTTTGAATAGTGCAACAAAAGCAAGCAGTTCAAGTAGAGTAATACTTAACCTTGGTCCAGGAGAATATCTTATCAATGATACAATTTTCCTTCCACCGTACACAAGTATTGTAGGTGCGGGAGCAGATAAAACTGTAATTAATGCTAGTACTAATACAGCATTTAAGATGGTTAACAGTTCCTCATTACCTGGAGCACCTGCTAATGAATCTACAACAGATACAAGTAACCAATCAAGAAACATATTAATGGAAGGTATGACAATTAAGCAGACTACTGCTCATACTGCATTAGAATTACAAAGCACTAAAGATAGTATATTTAGAAATATTAAATTTTATGGACCTTGGAGTGTAGGTGATAGTGTTAATATAGGACAAACAGCTATTCATGCAGTTAGTATTTCAACTAGCGTAACTTGTGAAAATAATGCATTTGAAAATTGTAAATTTACTAAATGGAGTTATCCGTTTAGATCAACAGAAGATATTGTTTACAATAAGTTTGAAAATTGCACTTTTGATACTAACGTACATGGTATTGTTCTAGGTCAAGGAACTGTATTAGGCTCACCAAATCAATTAACTGGACCAAGTAATAATTATATTACTTCTTGTACATTTGAAGAAATTGCACGTGAAGCAATATGGGTAGAGACTGGAACTCATAATAGAAGTAGTGGCAACACATTTCTTAATGTTGGTAATGTTAATGGAACAGAAGCCGCAGGTGCTTATTCTATTATTAAATATGTTGATAAACATAATACAAGTACAGAAGATTACTTTAAAAGATTTGAACTACTATCATATAGTCCAACATTTTTTACAGGCCAAAAATTTACTCCTATTATTAGTGGTAGATGTATTAGTACATTGAACTTTGGTGATGAGTTACCAGTAGTTAATCAGGATCCTGCACTTAGGTTCTTTAAGTTGCCGGGTGATGCAGACGTATCATATACAATTGAATATGTATATAAAAGTACGGCTGTTACCGCATATAGAAGCGGTGTACTTAATATAACATTAGATGCAGTAAATGCTGACTTAATAGTACGTGATGATTTTGATTATGTAGGTGACACCTCTTACCAAACTAATTTAGAACTAACTGCAAACTTCGTAGACGATAATGCAGACGCAACAAAAGAAACAGTTGAAGTAACAATTAAAAATACTACATCTGCTGATGTAGGTACATTTAAATTTCGTGTAACACAAAGACGCTAAAAAATGTTGGATAGATGAGAAACAACACATACGAAGCTCGATTAGCAGAGTGGTCGAGCTTTAGGCAATCATTAGAATCCTCTAATGATCCAATACAAGACGTAATAGATTACTACAAACAAGTTCCTGTAGTGAGCATTCATACTGATCCTTATGATATGTCCAGCTGGCCAGATCCTTGGCAATTAGTTCATGAAAATGAGTACTGTGACTATTGCATTTTACTAGGAATGTGTTATACTTTACAATTAACAGATCGCTTTTCTACTAGTGATTTTGAGATACATATTACATTAGATGAAGTTAAGAGTGAGCATTATTATCTTTTGTATGTAGAAGATAGGGTTTTAGGTTATGATAAGAATACACACGTCAATCAATCAGAAATTAATAACAAGTTTATTTCGCAATGCGTCTATCAGATGCCTAGACGAAAATAAATACCAGCAATAAAGAGAGAAGGAGAAAAAGAGACATGTCAAACGGGATAATGGTAGTAAAAAGAGACGGTAAACAAGAAAGACTTAATATAGATAAAATACATATCGTAGTTGAAGAGGCATGTAGACAACTACCAGGAGTTAGCTCAAGTCAAATTGAGATGAATGCAAATTTACAATTTTATGACGGAATGGCAACTAGTGAAATACAGGAAGTCTTAATTAGATCTGCTAATGATTTGATTAATTTAGATGCACCAAATTATCAATATGCGGCCGCCCGTTTGTTATCCTACTCAACTAACAAAGATGTGTTTGGTGAATATGCACCAAAGTCGTTACAAGAAATGATTGACTTAAATATCGAACGCGGTGTTTATGATCCTGCTATATTAGAGTATTATAGCCAAGACGAAATTACTACACTAGATAGTTACGTTCAACATGGGCGTGACGAGAATTTTACATATGCAGGACTACGTCAAGTAGTTGACAAGTATCTGTGTCAGGATAGAAGCACAGGAAGATTATTTGAAACTCCTCAATTTATGTATATGATGATTGCGGCAACATTGTTTGCACAATATCCTAAAAATGAACGAATGCAATATGTGAGGAGATATTATAATGCGACTTCCCTATTTAAAATCAATATCCCAACGCCGGTCATGGCTGGAGTCAGGACCCCTGTCAGGCAGTTTGCAAGTTGCGTTCTTGTTGACTCTGACGATACCCTTGATAGCATCTTTGCCAGCGATATGTCTATTGGCCGCTATACGGCGCAAAGAGCAGGCATCGGAATCAATGCAGGAAGAATTAGAGGAGTCAATAGCAGAATTAGAGGAGGAGAAGTAGCACACACAGGTATTGTTCCGTTTCTAAAAAAGTTCGAAGCGACTGTACGTTGTTGTACACAGAATGGAGTGCGTGGTGGAAGTGCCACAACACATTTTCCTTTTTGGCACCAAGAAATTGAAGATATTCTTGTACTAAAAAATAATAAAGGTACAGAGGATAATAGAGTAAGAAAATTAGACTATAGCATACAGCTGAATAAAACAATGTATGAAAGATTATTATCTGGTGGAGATATAACTTTATTTTCGCCACACGATGTACCAGGATTATATGAAGCATACTTTGACGATCCTGCAGAATTCCAACAGCTATACGAAAAGTATGAACGTGCTACAAGTATCAAGAAGCGTTCAATACCAGCAATGGAATTGTTTAGTGCATTAATTAAAGAACGTGCTGAAACAGGACGTATCTATATTATGAATGTTGATCACTGTAATACACACAGTTCGTTTAAAGATAAAGTTTATATGAGTAACTTATGTCAAGAGATTACACTACCAACTAAACCACTTAACCATATAGACGATACAGAAGGTGAAATTGCATTGTGTATTCTATCAGCTATTAATGTAGGAACTATTAAGAGCTTGAACGACTTAGAAGAGCTATGTGAATTAGCAGTTAGAGCATTAGAAGAGATTATTGATTATCAGAACTATCCTATTCCAGCCGCAGAAATTAGTACTAAGGCAAGACGTAGTTTAGGTGTAGGATATATTGGATTAGCACATTACCTAGCTAAAAATAAAGTAATGTATAGTGATCCTCAAGCATGGAAACTTGTACACGATTTAAGTGAAGCATTCCAATATTACTTACTAAGGGCAAGTAATAAACTTGCAAAAGAACGTGGTGCGTGTGATTATTTTGACCGCACTAAATACAGTGATGGCATACTGCCAATTGACACATACAAAAGTGATGTCGATAGCATAGTGGAGAATAAGTTAAATTATGATTGGGATACTTTACGCACAGACATACGACAACACGGTCTTAGGCACAGCACATTGTCCGCACAAATGCCTTCGGAGAGCAGTTCCGTTGTGTCGAACGCCACCAATGGAATTGAACCACCCAGGGGATACTTGTCCGTTAAAAAGTCCAAAAAAGGGCCTCTTAA